CTTGCCGCTTTTGTCTGCAACCGCTTAATGGGGCACGTCGGGCTGCACTCGAAGCCCATTTCAACGACGCCTTCGCGAGGTTTCAGCAAGACCTATCCGCTCTTCTCAAGAAGCTGGAGTCGATCAAGCGGACATTGGACTCGCTGTCGCTTCCCGACGTTTCGCGCTTCTACGAGGCGCTCGCGTCTGATGCGTCGGCAGCGGGCCAAAATGTTTCAGCGGTATGTTCGGAACTGGGAGCTGCGATTGACGCGCTCATTGCGCGTGTGGCTGCGAAACGCGATCAGCCATTCGCACCGACCACCACGGCGACACCCGTTCCTGGTGTGATGCGCTCTTCGCTCACCGATTCTGCCGCCGCATTCAACGCGGTCATCGAGAAGCACAACCAGATCTCAGCGCAGTTCAAGGCCTCCGTAGATGAAGCCTGCAAGAAGCTGGAGGTTTCGTACGTTGCCGAGGCACAGGCTGAATTTGCGCAACTGTCCGATGCTGTAAAGACTGCAACCGCCGCGCTGGAAGCTGTCAAAAAGCAGCAGACCGAGACGCAGACGAAGATTGAAACGTTGGAGCGTGACATTCTCGAACATCGTCGCGCTGCTGATGAGCTGACGTCGGAGTTGCGCGCCTATCTTGGCCGCGACGAACTGCGCTTCGAAACGAAGGGTACTGGCTACGCTTTGACCCGTAATGGCGAGTATGTGGCGCACTTGAGCGAGGGGGAGCGTACGGCGATAGCGTTCCTGTATTTCCTCAAGTCACTGCAGGACAAGTCTTTCGATCTCAAGAACGGAATCGTCGTCATTGACGACCCAGTGTCGAGCCTAGACGACAACGCGCTGTTCTCGGCCTTCGGTTACATGAAGGAGCGTACCAAGGAGGCCGGGCAGCTTTTCATCTTCACGCACAGCTTCTCGTTCTTCAGGCTGGTGAAGAACTGGTTCCACTATATAAACAAACACCGAAAAAAGCTGAAGCTTGATGCGCAGCCCGCCCGATTCTTCCTGCTTCGCTCTCGCCGACACGCCGACGGATCGCGAACCAGTGAGCTAGGGTATCTCGACCCTCTCCTCGAAGAGCACGAGTCGGAGTACCAGTATCTGTTCAAGCGCGTTTACGTGGAAGCCAACCGTGAGGATGTGATCGAACTGGAACATCACTACGGATTACCCAATGTTGCCCGCCGCTTGCTAGAGGCGTTCTTGGCATTCCGCTTCCCCGAGATGAGCGGCGATCTGCAGCCACGCCTCGACCGTGTGCTGTTTGATAACGCGAAGAAGACCCGCATTCTGCGGCTGCTCAATACCTACTCGCACGCGGGCGCGATTTCCGATCCTGAGCACGACCTTTCTCTCCTTGCTGAAACACAGCCTGTACTGCGTGAAGTACTGGAGCTGATGGAGACTGTCGACAGGGATCATTACAAGGGACTTATCAAGATGGTTGCTCCGTCTACCGTCGAAGAACAAGGAGAATCGTAATGGCGTTTCTTTCGGAGGCCGAAGTCGAAAGTGCGCTGCTGGATCAGCTGCGCGCTCTCGACTACCACATTGAACGCGAGGAGGACATCGGCCCCGATGGACGCCGACCGGAGCGCGAGAGCCACGATGAGGTGGTGCTCAAAAAGCGGCTCGAGGACGCCGTGGCGCGCCTGAATCCTGGCTTGCCACTGGAGGCCCGCCAAGATGCCGTCCGCAAGGTGACGCAGTCGGAACTGCCCTCACTCCTCGAAGAAAACCGGCGGCTGCACAAACTGCTGACGGAAGGCGTGGATGTCGAGTACTACGCCGACGACGGCACCCTGACGGCGGGCAAGGTTGCGCTCATCGACTTCGAGCGCCCAGAGCAGAACGACTGGCTGGCCGTCAGCCAGTTCGTGGTGATCAACGGTCAGAACAACCGGCGGCCCGATGTGGTGGTGTTCGTCAACGGCTTGCCGCTGGCGGTGATCGAGCTCAAGGCGCCGGGAGCAGAGCAGGCGACGCTCTCGGGCGCATTCAACCAGTTGCAGACCTACAAGCAGCAGATTCCGGCGCTGTTCAATACCAACGCACTGCTGGTCACGTCGGACGGTATTGCCGCCCGGGTGGGGTCGCTGTCGGCCGACTTCGAGCGCTTCATGCCGTGGCGCACCACCGACGGGACAGGCATTGCCCCGAAGGGCGCGCCGGAACTCTCGACGCTGATCGAGGGCGTGTTCGAACACCGCCGTCTGCTCGACCTGTTGCGCGATTTCACGGTCTTTGGCGAAACCGGCGCGCGGCTCGTCAAGATCATTGCGGGCTACCATCAGTTCCACGCGGTGCGACACGCGGTCGAGCGCACGGTGGCCGCATCCTCTTCCGGGGGAGACAGAAAGGCCGGGGTGATCTGGCACACCCAGGGCTCCGGCAAAAGCCTGCTGATGGCGTTCTACGCCGGTCTTTTGGTCAAACACCCAGCAATGGAAAACCCGACGCTGGTGGTACTGACTGACCGCAACGATCTCGACGATCAGCTCTTCTCAACCTTCTCGATGTGCCGCGACCTGATCCGGCAGACGCCGGTGCAGGCGGAAAGCCGCGAGCATCTGCAGGCGCTGCTCAACCGGGCCGCGGGCGGGGTGATTTTCACCACGCTGCAAAAGTTCGGCGAGGTCGAAGGGCCGCTCACCTTGCGCCGCAACGTGGTCGTCATCGCCGACGAAGCGCACCGCAGCCAGTACGGCTTCAAGGCCAAGGTGGACGCCAAGACCGGCGAAATCTCCTACGGCTTTGCCAAGTACCTGCGCGATGCACTGCCCAACGCCTCCTTCATCGGCTTTACCGGCACACCGATCGAGGCCGACGACGTCAACACCCCGGCGGTGTTCGGCAATTACATCGACATTTACGACATCAGCCGGGCGGTGGAAGACGGCGCGACCGTGCCGATCTACTACGAGTCGCGCCTGGCGCGCATCGAACTCGCCGAGGATGAAAAGCCCAAGATCGACGCGGAGATCGAGGAGATTCTGGAAGGCGAGGAGGAGCCTGCCCGCGAGCGCGCCAAGCAGAGGTGGGCCACGGTGGAGGCCCTGGTCGGCGCGGACAAGCGCCTGCGACAGGTGGCGCAGGACATCGTGCAGCACTTCGAAAACCGCGTGGCCGCGCTGGACGGCAAGGCGATGATCGTGTGCATGAGCCGCCGCATCTGCGTGGCCCTCTACAACGAGATCGTCAAGTTGCGCCCGGACTGGCACAGTGACGACGACAACGCCGGGGCGGTCAAGATCGTGATGACGGGTGCAGCCTCCGATCCGCCCGAATGGCAGCCGCACATCGGCAACAAGGCCCGGCGCGATCTGCTGGCCCGCCGTGCCCGCGACCCGAACGACCCCTTGAAGCTGGTGATCGTACGCGATATGTGGCTGACCGGCTTCGATGCCCCGTGCATGCACACGATGTACGTGGACAAGCCGATGCGCGGGCACGGCCTGATGCAGGCCATCGCCCGGGTCAACCGCGTGTTCCGCGACAAGCCCGCCGGGCTCGTCGTGGATTACATCGGCATCGCGCAGAACCTTAAGAATGCGTTGGCGCAATACTCGCCGCGCGACCGCGAGCAGACCGGCATCGACGAAGCCGAGGCCATTGCGGTGATGAGGGAGAAGTACGAGGTCGTGCGCGATATGTTCCATGGCTTCGACTACCGCTCGGGCCTGAGCGGCACGCCCAGCGAACGGCTGGCGATGATGGCTGGGGCCATCGAGTGGATTCTCGCCCGTCAGCAACAATGGGCGGCGCAGGAGTCCACCCCGGAAGGCAAGAAGGCGGCACACCGGCGTTTTTCTGACGCGGTGCTGGCCTTGTCCAAGGCCTTCGCCCTGGCCTCCGCGTCCGACGAGGCCCGCGAAATCCGGGAGGAAGTGGGCTTCTTCCAGGCGATCCGCGCCGCGCTGGTGAAGAGCAGTACGGGATCAGGCCAAACCCAGCAAGAACGCGAGCTGGCCATCCAGCAGATCGTCAGCCGTGCGGTGGTCTCGACCGATATCGTCGATATCCTGGCCGCCGCGGGCATCAAGAGCCCGGACATCTCCATCCTCTCGGACGAATTCCTGGCCGAAGTGCAGCAGATGGAGAAGAAGAACCTGGCGCTGGAGGCCTTGAGGAAGCTGCTCAACGACAGCATCCGCTCGCGCGCCAAAGCCAACGTCGTCGAAACCCGCGCATTCTCCGAGCGACTGGAAGACGCAGTGGCGCGCTACCACGCCAACGCCATCACCACCGCCGAGGTGTTGCAGGAACTGATCGAACTCGCCCGCGACATCCGCGCCGCCCGCAGCCGCGGCGAGGAGCAAGGGCTGTCCGACGAGGAAATCGCCTTCTACGACGCCCTGGCCGAGAACGAGTCCGCCGTGCAGGTGATGGGGGACGACAAGCTGCGCGTGATTGCGCACGAGCTGCTGGTTTCCTTGCGCGAAAACGTGTCGGTGGACTGGGCGCATCGTGAATCCGCCCGCGCCCGCATGCGCGTGCTGGTCAAGCGCATCCTGCGCAAATACGGTTACCCGCCAGACCTCCAAGACACCGCTGTGCAAATGGTGCTGCAGCAGGCAGAGGCGTTGTCTTCGGGGTGGTCAGTGTCACGTGGAGGGACTGTTTGAAATGAGTGATCGAGACTTTGATCATAGAAAGCTCGGCTATTCGCCAAAGCGCCATGAAACTGCACGGCGTGCGTCGCGGAGGAGCAACTGATGCAGCCGTTTTCCATCACGTTATTTGCCACCACCGGTGACCCCGAAGGAATTCGTCACGTCGACAAATCGAACTGGTCGGGCTACGGCGTCGTCTTCAACAAGGAGCTGTTTCATCAGCTGAAGCAGGAGCCGGGCTTCTCGCAGGCTGGCATCTACATCCTCGTTGGCAACGCCGCCGAGGAGACCATTTACATCGGCGAGGCCGATCCCGTAGGTGACCGGCTGAAGAATCACGTCTCGAACAAGGAAGGTTGGGTGTGGGGCGTCTATTTCTTCGACCGCAACCACAAGATCGGCAAAACCGAAGTCCAGTACCTGGAGTCGGCGCTGGTGGCGCTGGCCAAGAAGTACGACCGGGCCATCCTGCTGAACAAGAACAACCCGACGGCTCCGACCATGGCCCCCGCTGCGAAGGCCACGGCGCAGGCCTTCCTGGCCGATATGCTGCTGATTCTGCCGATGCTCGGCATCAACGCCTTCACGCCGCCAAAGCAGGAAGACCCGAGCGATCAGGTGCAGCCTGTCGGTTCAGAGAACGACAAGTTCGACACCATCGTCGTCCCTGCGCGTGAGGAAGGATTCAAGCAGCGCTTCCTGAACGAGAACTGCTGGTTTGCCGTTCGGATCAATGCGAAGCACATCTCGAAGCTGAAGTTCATCGCGGCCTATCAGGTCGCTCCCGTTGCAGCGATCACCCACATTGCCGAGGTCGATGCCATCCTGCCTTACAACGACACCGGGAAGTACATGATCAAGTTCAAAGGGCCTGCGACCGCGATTGTCCCTATCCCGCGCCCGGAGCACAGCGAGGTCAATATGCAGTCATCCCGCTACGCGCTGCGGGAAAAGCTGCTGGCGGCCAAGAATCTGGACGAGGTGTGGACGTAAGGATCGATGTGCGTCAGAAAGGCAGAAGTTGGCCTGCACCAAGTCACTGGTTCTCGGCTGCGCTCGTTTTCGTGATCCACTCCTGCAACGCCCTCAGTTGCTCGGCGTTTTCGTGGCAGGTCTGGTAGTTGGCGGCAACGGTTCCGGCGACGGCAGAGAGCGCAATGCCTGCGGCGGCCGCATCAGTATCTCGGGCGGGCTCGGGCAGCTCGCCGGCGGCGGCAGCGTCGTGCAGGCGCACAAAGCCACGGTTGATAGTGCAAGCAGCATCGGCTTGAACGGGCACATAGACGGGAATCTCCTTGATGATGGTGTCGCCCTTCTCGCGGACGACGCGGATTCGGTCGACGTACTGGGTGACGACCTTGACGGTGGCCTGTGCCTGCCGCTCACGGATTGCGGCGGCCCGCAGGGCTTGTTGCTGGATGGCGGCATCCCACTGCGCTTGAACGTGGTTCGCCCCCTTGATCCAGCCGAATCCGATCAGCGCGGTGGCGAGCAGCACCAAGGCCAACAGGCGATACGGCCACGGAATCACGCTCACGAAGCCTCCCCGATGCACTGTCGATATTCGGCTTCTCGCCGTGTAGCCAGCCCGCCGCACAGCCGCGCGTTCTCAGGCAGCGCGCAGTCCTTACCTTTGAAGAAGCGCCAGCGCAGCAGTTCGGCACAGGCTCCCGCGTAGTCCTCGGCGTTGAGTTTTCTGACCAGCGTGGACTGGCAGAACGCGCGGCTGCCGACGTTGTAGGAAAAGCTCACCAGCGCGTCGTACTCGTGCTGGGCCAATGGCACGGTCACGCATTGTTTGAGCGCCCCCTCGAATTGCTGCACGTCGGTGAGCGCCCGAGCCAGCGCCTTCGGCGGCGTGGTGGTGTCGCCGATCTTCACCCCGGTGGTGGTGCCGAACCCGATGGTCGGCACATCACCCTTGACTGGGATCACCGCACGGTCGGTGTAGCCCTCGTGCAGCACGATGCCGACTAGGGCGGCGGCGGACAGCGTCAGTCCGGTCACCGCCCTGCGCGTTACGGGTGATGTTGGCCGGATCATTGGTGCATCTCCGGCTGCGCAACGAGCCGTGCAATGGCCGCCCCAATGCTGGCGGCAAAGGCCAGCAGCACGAACACGCCGCGAGGCAGCACGTCACCGAGCAGCGGCACGACTACTTCTGCCGCCGTAAAGGCAGCGGCCAGCAGCGAGAAGCGGATGCTCCAGGCCCGTCGCAACACGCGCCGCCAGTCGTCCAGTAAGCAGATCTTCGGCTTGGCAGTCATTGCGGGCCTCCCATCAGTTTCAACTTGATGGCTGCACCAACGAGCAGTGCGGCCAGGATGCCGGTGGTCACGACCTTGATGGTGGTCTGCCACGCCGTTCGGCGAGCATCGCGCCAGGCTTCCAGCAGATCGCGCAGTTCGCGGATGTCGCGCGCAGCGTGGCCGTTTTCCAGGCCGAGATGAGCGAGCACACGTTCAGCCCCACGTTCAGCGGCGCGGTCGAGCAGTTCGTCGAAGTCCTCGCGTCTCAGCAGGAGCATTTTCTCGACGAGCGCAGGCTGTTGTTGTTCAGGTTCGGTCATTGCGGTCTCCAGAAATACGAAACCCGCCCAGTGCGTGAACATCTGGGCGGGTTTCTTGTGGGTACGAAGATGGAAATCAGATGGCGAGGCCTGTGCTCCAGCCGGTAGACTTGTAGGCCGAGAGCCTGGCCTCGTCCTCGATGTAGCAAAGCCAGCCGACTTTGGGCTCGTGGTATTCCCACGATCCGCCAATGCGCACGGCGATCTGATTGGTTTTGCCTGCCCACACGCCGGTGGCGGCGGCAGGAATGAGGTAGCGGTCGCCATTGGCGGGGCTGGCCGGTGGTGTGGTCAGGTCGCGGTCTTTCACGGACAGCCCGACCACTGCGCCCAAGCGCTTGAGGTTGGCGTCCATGCCGGTGTCCCAGCCACTTTCGCCGAGTGTCCAGCCGTAATTGAGTCCCAGGTTCGGGTCGGTCGATGACATGGTTTATCTCCAGAGGTTCGATGCTTGGCGAATGCGTCGGACTGCATCCGGGTCGCCGGTACGATGGCTTTGCTGCGGGTGCTGTCGCCAGTGACGCCCAACGATGGACAGGTACAGCACGCCGCCGCGCTTGGCCACGAGCAGGGTCAGCAGCCAGTCGGCGAAGTTGTTGAGGTCGGTGGTTTCCTTGAGCACGGCTTCGACGACGGAGCGTCGCATCACGATCAGGCCGTGCACGTGGCTGGCGCTGTTGGCGTGCTGCCAACGGCTGTAGGCCAGACGCCGCACGGCGATGTCCTGGCCGTTTTCGTCGGTCAGCGCTTCGTCGGTGTAGGCCATCACGGCCTGCGGGTGAGATTCCAGCGCATCGGCCAGGTGTGTGAAGGCACTGGCTTCGTACAAATCGTCGGGATCGACAAAGGACACCAGCGGCAGCGTGCCTTGTGCATAGCCTGCCGCGCGTGCCTCACCAATGCGGCCCGGAATGCCGGGCAAAACGTGCAACTGGATCGGTGCGCCTTCGAGGCTGGCGATGCAGGCCTCCCGCCATTCAGCAGGCTCGTTCAGGGTGAGCAGGTGAACATCGATGCGTGCTTCCATCACACACCTCCCCAATACTGTCCCCAGCGCAGGCCGTAGCCGGCGCGATCCATGACCCGCACCTGCGGCTGCCAGCTACTCAAACCATCGCGCTCGGCACTGATTTCGACGGTGATACGGTCGCCTGCGACGCCGGCGTCCAAGGCAGCACTGGCCACGACCCAGGTCCAGGTCGTGCCGGCCAGCCCGCTTGCGGTGCGCACCAGCAGGCCGTGGCGGTCGCGCAGGCGCACGGTGTAGGTGGTGCCCAGTTCCGGCCCGATGTCGCCCTCGTCTTGCTGCACGAGGTAGGCGGTCTGCTGCGTGCGGTCGCGATGGGCCCACGCGACGGTGAGGTCACCGGCCACCACGGCAGGCTCGCGCTGCCCGTTGAGGCGGATGCGCCCCGGCGGATACGGCCGCGCCTGGCGGCCGGTGAGCACCGTCGGCTGCCCATTGGCGGCCAGCACCACGTCGCCCTGATCGGTAGATGTGCGAGGAATCGCGCCCACGAACACCGACTCGCCTGGGGCGCGCTCCGCACCTTCGGATGCCAGCCATTCGCCGACGCCGATCAGCCGAGTCCCCAAGGCATGTGCTTGAGGTGTGGTGTCGAGCACGCCGCGGGCGAGATCAATGGTCGCGTTGGCGTCATCGAAGGCCAGGACGGTAACGGCCTCGCGGATCTGGCCTGCCGCATCGACCAGATAGGCGTAATCACCCACGGCCAGTCTTTCCGGCTGGCTGATCGCCGTCACTGGTACACCGATGGCATCGACCTCACTGCCAGGCAAGGCCACATCGAGCGTCAGCAGCGGCGCGTAGTCCTCGCCCACAACGACTCCGAGGTCGCCACTCGATGCGCCGGTGGCCAGTTGCCAATTCAACTGCCCGGTGCCACCGGCGGCCGCCAGCGCACCGAGATAGGTGTCCGTGTCGGTCAGGTACGCGAGATCGGCCCGCGACAAGCGCCGGGCCAGTTCCCAATACGGCACCTCGACGGCCAGCACCACGGCAGGCGGCAACGGTGAGAGGGTCGGCTCATCGACACGCGGCGGCGGGGGCGACAGCACGGTGTTGCTCATCCCGAACACATCTTCCACCGCCTCGATGCGCCATTCGGCCGCGCCCAAGGCCCCGGTGTCGATACCGGTGACGCGCACGACCATGCGCTCGATCCCCAGGCGCGGCCAGTTCAGCAGGAACACATCGCCCGGCAGCGGCGCACGCTCCAGCGTGTCGCGTGCCACCGTCAGACTCATCCGTGCCAGCGGCGAACCCAAGGCACGCAGGTCACGCAAGGCCAACCGGGCCGCCAAGGGGCCGTGGTTGACGCCGGGGTAGTCGCGGCGTTGATTGATCACGCCGCCTTGCAACTGGATGGCGGCGAGGTTCTCGACCGTGACGGTGGCTTCACCGCCGGTTTGCCAGTCGGTGTAGACCACGGTGATCTCGTTGGGCAGTTCGCCCCACTGGGCGCGCTCGAAGCGTTCCAGGCGCACGATCTCGTCGGGCCCCAACTGCGGCAGGCTGTCGATCCAGTAGTCGTCGCGCAGCAGCTTGAGCTCAAACGTGCCTTGCTCCGGGTCGGTGTAGAGGATGCCGCCGATGTGGTCGAGCACCTGGGCGATGAAGTTCTCGATGGGCTGCTGGCGCGTCCAGATGAGGTTCAGGCCGAAGCCCTCACTCGACAACGCCCACGCTGCGTTCCAGAAACTCCAGCCGATGCTGCTTTGCGGATAGCCCATGCCCCAATGCGGATCGGTGAGGCACTGCACCAGGATGTGCGCCGGGTTCATGCCGACGCTGATCTCGCGCGCCTCAATCTCATCCCAGGCGCGCACCTCGGCATTCCACTCCATCCACGGCGCATCGAACCAACCCGCCGTGAAGCGCCGGACGCGCACGGCCCACGGTTTGATGTATGGGTTGTTGGCCGCGAACAGGATCTTGCGGGCCACCAAGGACAGCACGCCCCGGAAGGCCGGAATGGAGGGCCCAAGGCGGCTCATCAGGTAGTCGTTGCGTCCTTGTCCGGCATGACCAGAAAGCACATCGATGGTGCCGACCACGCCGCCTTCTCGCTCGTCGCCGCCAAACAGAGTGGGCTTGTTGATGGAGAGGCTGCTCAACCCATGCCCGCTGGACAGCGGCGCACGGTCGGCATCACCCCACGCGGTGCGGTCGCCCATCTGGATTTCCTGCACGGCATCGACGGGTCCCTGGCACAAGGCCAGATGTAGCCCCATCCGGTAGCGATAACCGACGGTTTGCTTCTTGCTGCTGCCACCCATCAGCCGTGCTCCTGCTGATTGATGTGTTGGCGAGCGTGCTCGACCACGCGCAAGGCCATTGCATCGCCCGTGGCCAGCAAGGTTTCGGCGTCACAGCCATCGCGCAGGAAGGCGCGGAAATCCAGATCGTGACGTGCAAACCATGTGCGCGTGCCGTTCACGCACAGGCCCACGGCGCGCACGTGATCGATGGTGATGACGGTCTGCGTGGTCATTTCTTGCCACCTTTCTTCTTGATCGGATCGGCTTCGAGGTCGCCGTACCAGACGACATTCGCGCCCTTGATGAGCACCGATCCGAACACAACGGGAATCGGTCGTCCTTCTTCTGCGGTGGGGGCATCGACGTCAGACAGGGACGCCGGTTTGGGTTCGGGCGGTTTCGGTGCGAGCGCGACCGAAACCAGCGCCGCCACCACGATGACGACGAGGTACCACATGGCGATTTCTCCAGGGGTTTAGAACACGCCCGTCGAGAACGGGTTTTTGCTCGGGATGGCGGGAAAGCCGCCGTAGTTGTCGAGGTTGCCGAAGCGCGACTCGCACGTGGCCGTGCTGTGATCGCAGCCGACCGTCAGCAGAACCTCGGTGCCGACTTCAATGGCCACCGGATAGAGCAACTCGACGCCACCACCGTAGTCATTGACGATCATGTGGCGCGCACCTTCCTGGGTTTGCAGCCAGCCACCGGCCAAGCCACCACTGACGCTGCCGGGCGTGCCACCATCGAGATCGACGTTGCGGCCATTGCTGTTGCTCACCAAGGCGCTGGCAGAAATCGGTGAGGCACCACAGGCAGCCGAATACAGCACGTGGGAACACTTGCGGCTGTAGAGCCGCCGCAACCCGATGCGCTTGAGACTGACCTGCGCGGACTCGCAGCGAATGCGAGCCACATCGTCAGCGACTTCGACGCCCAGCACACGGCCCATCCAGCGCGTGCCGGAGATCCACCAGTAGTCGCCCCAGGTATCGCGCCGTCCGATGCGCAGGGTGATCGAGGTGGTGTCGCCGGTCAGCGAGTTGGCGAGCAGGTGGCGCACCAAATCACAGTTCGGCGGCAGTTTCAGATCCAAGCCAGCCTTCGCAGCTTCAGCACCCAGCGCCAGTTCGTTGCGTTCCAAGGCCAGGCTCTTGTAGAGGTTGCCATCCAGATCAACATCGAATTCGTGCGGCGTTAGATAGAACTGCGCGCTGTTGCTGGCGAAGGCGTATAGCTCGACTTCCAGCAATGGGTTCTGGCTCATCGTGCTTACTCTCCCTCGTAGGTTTGACGGTCATTGCCGCGCGGTTCGGGCAACTGGCGCGCGGTCAAGGTGATCTCCACCAGCGTCGGGCTGTGCCAGTACAGATCGATGGCATCGTGGTCGAGGCGGCAGCGCACGAGGCGAATGACGCGGCTGCCTGCGGGCACCCAGTCGTCGAGACCCGAGCGCAGCACCAGCACACCGCCTTGATCCAGATGGCAGGTTGCCGTCAGGGCGTATTGCCGATAGCCGTCTGGATGCACGATCAAGCAAGCGGCGGGGCGATGCCAGAACGCCGAGATGTCTTTGCCATCCACGCACAGGAAGCCATCTTCGGGATCGGCTTCGACGTTCACCCACAGGATCGGGGCCAAGCCATCGGGCAGCCAGAAGGCTTCCAGACGACCTTGGGTGCGCCACAACCGCGCCCGCCAGAGCTCGATTTCATTGAGTGCGCTGGCCAGATAGCGCCGCTGCAAAGTTGTCGTCGCCCACGGATCGTCCCGGCGCATCCACGGATCTGCAGGGGATAAATCCTGGCGGGTGATCGTGGCTTGCGCGGCGGCCGTCGGATCGTCACGCCAGTTGCCATCCGGCCAAACCGGAATCTCGTCGAGCCATGGGTCGTCGAGCACATCCATTTCAGGCGTTTGCGCGGGCGTGACAGTCGTGGTGACGCTGCCGCCGACGATCCCCGGCACCCACTGGGTCAAGTCCGCCGGATCGACAGCGCGGCCCCACACCAAGGGCATCACGCTGCTACCGGCTCCGGCAGCACGCGCCAAGGGTTCGGCCAGCCACAGCAGATCGCTTTCGACGTCGCTGAGACGGACGGCTTGCCAGCCCTCGGGCGCAATGATCAGCACCCAGCGTTCGTCGCTATCCCAACCCTGCACGCCGTCATAGGTCAGCCGCAGCGCAGCAGCCGGTGGGCCAAAGCGCCGCCAGTCAGCCTCCGTCACGTTGAGTGCCAGTGCGCCACGTTCGCAGGACTGGGTCAGGTGCACCGCGTACTGCGGCAGCGGCCACAGCGCCATTTGACCGAGATGATCGGCCAGCCAGTCGGCCACCAGGGCATCGGTCTGCCGGGCGTTGCCCACTTTGTAGGTGAGCCAGCGCCGGGGAACGCGGCGGCGTGCCTGCCGAGATTCGTTACCGCTGGCCAGCCGCGTGACGCTGGTCTGCCACTCCAGTCGTTCGACGAGGGGTTGGGCCCAGTCATGGCGGAAGGCAAACACGCCGCGTTGGGCATCCGGCCAAGGCTGGTCGCCAAAGGCATCCATGCCGGTGGCGACGATGGCACTCGATGCCGTGTCCCGGCGTAGCACCTCGACCAGGAAAATCGGCGCATCGATGGGTGGCCAGGGGCCTGCCAAAGACTCAGCCAACAGGCTGGCCGCCAGATTGGGCGGCAGCGGAGCCACGGCAGTTTCCGGCGTGAAGTGGGTTGCGCCCGCCCCGAAGGTGGCGCGCGAGAGCACTTCACCCTGGAAGGCAGGCAGTTCGCTTCCCGGAGTCGGCTTGCTGGAAACCTCCGCGATGTCTTGAACGACGACACGCTCCGTCATGCCGACTCCACGCCGAACTCAGCGGCATTGAAGGCGGCCTCCGTCCACTGCACGTTGCCGTTCGGATTGCGCTCGAACAGCGTGCTTTGCCACGCCAGTTGCTCCTGCAGGATGATGTCGGAACTGACGGCGCTTTGCGCACCACTGACCACGAGGCCTTTGACCTTGCCCAGCCCCGCGTCGGTCTTGCGCGCCAGCATGGTCAGTTGCACACCGTAGATGGCGGGCGTGGTCATCACCGGCAGCGGCTCGACATCGAAAGACTGGCGCAGCCCCACGTTGGGCGCACTGATCGCTGTGGCTTCGTCCTCGTCGCTGACGGCTTCCCAGGCAGCGGTGCCGACCGGACTGGCGGTCCACTGGTTCAGGCTGCCATCGGCCTGCGCCTGCAGAGCATCGACGCGCACGTCGCCCAAGAAGGTGTTGTTGATCGTGCCGCTGGTGTCGGCGATGTAGAAGTCGTCGACGTCGATGGTGAGCGGGCAGTTCTGGCCAGGCACCGCACCCACGAATGCCGTGAGCAGTTGGCCGCCGCCCTGAATGGTGTTCTGCGCGGTCATCTGGATGGCCAGGATGCCGTTGATACGCACCGACAGAATGCCATTGCTGGTGCCTTGGGTGACCTGCAATTCGATGTAGTGCCAGCCGCGCGCCGGAGCGCTGGCGACCGAGGTCGAGAGCAACTGGTCATAGCCGTATTGCCAGCGGTAGAGCTTGAGCCGACCGTCCTCGCCGATTTTCACGAGGTGCGCGACCTGCGAGTTGGCATCACGAACGCCCAGCAGCAAGGGCTCGGTGTAGGTGTTCTGGTACGGCACCACGCGAATGGCCGCACCGACGATCAGGCTGGTCTTGGTGGCGTCGAGGTTCTTGACGTAGCCACCACCCGAACCTTCCGGCAAACGCAGGGCATAGGAGGACGGACGACGGCCATTGATCCGGGTGGCCTGCGGTGACAGATACGCCGCCTTGCCACGTGCGAGCCACGGATCGCCAAAGCTGTCCACGGCCTGCGGGTCGTAGTGATCGAAACCGTCGATGAACAGAAGTGCCATTGGATTTACGCTTGCAGCGCCGCACGGATGGCCCGTGCATTGCGCCCGATGATGTTGAGGATCACCCGCTCGCCGGCGGGGGTTTGCAGGTGGTCGTGGGTCACGCCCGGATCGATGGCATTGACGATGCGCACGGCGGTATTGACTTGCGGGGCGGCCGCGGGTGCCTGTACCGCAGGCACCAGGCCACCGGCGGCAAAGGCCAGGCGCGCCCCATCCCACACGGGCGGAGCCTTCAGGCCGTTGAGGGCATCGAGGAAGGCCACGCCGACACGCCGCACGGCGGCCGCGCGCACCACGTATTCGCCGGCCGACAGCCGCGCCGGGATCGAATCCGAGGTCGCCGTGCCAGGCCCGGTGACGTAGCCGCCTCCGGCGAACTTCTTGACCTTGCCCATCAGCGCCATGACGGCGGCCACCATCGCGGCCATGGCCGCCAGCGCCAGCCCCGGGCCGACCACGGGAATGGACGCCTGCGAAGCCGCCGCGCCGGATCCGGCCTCGGCGGCGTTGGCGCTGACCGTGGCGGCGGCTTCGGCCTGTTTGGTGGCCACTGACTGGGCTGCCGCCGCTTGCTCGAGGGCCGCTTCTTGCTGGACGAAGCCGAGTTTGAGCGCCAGCATCCGCGCCTGCATCGCCACCCATTGCTGGAAGGGCTGAAGCACCATCTGCTGCAGGAAGGCCTCGGCGATGCTGCGAAAGATGTTCGAGAGCCCTTCGCGCAGGGTTTGCGCGCCGCTGACCATCCCCTGCACGGCCTGGCCGAAGCCCTCGCCGATGCGGTTCCACACCGGCGCGAGTTCGTCGGTCACGAGCCGCGTGCGCTCCAGCTCGTTGCGCCAGGCCGCCACGCGGATCACGGCCGCCGGCCCGATGGCCTGCGCGGCTTGCCGCATGGTCGGCAACAAGCGCTCCATCTCGGTGGCTGATTGCTGTTGCAAGGCCACGATCTGCTGACGCGCCTGTGCTTCGGTCAGCAGCCCAGCCTGCTGCTGGGTCTGAATGGCCTCCTGAGCATTACGCAGACGCTCAGTGACCTGCCGCCACTGAGCTTCAAGCGCCGCCAGATTGGCCTGTGCAGCCTTCACATTGATCAGCCGATCAATGAGCGACACGCCGTCGGTATCGCTTTCTGCCGCCAGCCGCGCCCGCAGATCCCGGTAGCTGCGCTCGATGGCCGCTTGGCGGTCGGCATCGGTGGCCGCGCCGGTGATTTGAGCCAGTTCCTCACGCGCCTGCGCCAAGGCATCGGCCAGCTCACGCTCGGCTTGCGCTGCCTTGCGCGCATTGGCCTGCTCGATGTCGGCGCGGCGGTTGTTGAGCGTGATCAGGTCGGCTTCCGCCTTGGCCACTTCGGCCTTCGCGCGCAGGCGGTCGTTTTCGCTGCTGGCGCTGGCGACCACCTGTTGGCTGCGGGCGAGTTCCTGCTGCTTGCGGGCGATCTCGGCATCGAGCTCGCGTTGTTCGAGGGTGGTTTTCTGCGCGTAGTAGTCGCGCACCGAGACCAGACGGTCTTCGAGCGCAGCATCCAGCGCAGTTTGCTGCCGGGCCAGACCGTCCTTGAGCAGGGCGAACTCGGCGTCCAACTGCGCTTTCATCAGCGTGGTTTGCGCGCCAGTCGTGTCCTGCGCAGGCTTGGCGGCCTTTGGCTTGGTCAGGCGTTGAAGCAGTTCCGGATCAGCCTGAATCTTGGGAGCCTTGACCTCGATGGGCTTGGGGTCGAACAGGCTGTCACGAAAGGACGCCAGTTCATCCAGCCGTTGGACCAGATTGCCCTTGAGGTCGGCAATGATGGCCTTGGCTCCGGCGGTGTTGCCGCGCAGTGCTTCGACCGCCGCCGCGACACCGGCACCAATGGCCTCGCCCAAGGCGACGAAGGCCTTGCCAACGGTGGCGGCACCGAGCGCCAGGGTCTTGAGCACCAGCACCACGCCATCCAGGATCGCGCGCAGTGTGCCGCCTTGCTTGGCCGACTCGACCATGCCACCGGCCATGTCATTCAGAGCGGGCAGCAAGGACGCGATGATCTGGTTGCCGATGCTGGTGGTGGCCAGTTTCAGTTTGTCGAGCGCATCGTTGAAGTTTCCCGCCTGCGCAGCCGTTTCACTGCTCATCTGCACGCCGAGCGCCTGCATCTCGGCAGCCAGCTCGTTGATGCCGTCGCGCCCTTGATTCAGGAACGGGATCAGCTCGGCTCCCGACTTGCCGAACAGCTGCACGGCCAGCGCGGTTTTTTCCGCGCCATCGGGCATGGCCTTGAAGCGCTCTGCCAGATCGAGTAGCACCTGATCGGTGGCGCGAAGCTGGCCGTCCTGGTTTTTGAACGCGACGCCCACGGCTTCGAGGCCGCGCGCGGCATCTTCCGATCCGGTCGCAGCCTCCAGCATCGTGGTGGACAGCTTGCGCAGCCCTTTCTCGAACGATTCGCCGGACACACCGGACTGCTCGGCTGCCGGTTTCCATACCGACAGGGTCTCGACGCTGACACCGACACGTTGAGACATCTCGTCCAGCGCATCACCCGTGTCGATGGCCGATTTGACCATCGCGGTCAGTCCCGCTACCGAGACAGCCACCCCGAGGTTGGCCAGCACGCCGTTGACGCGCTTGGCCGTGTCGGTGAGGCCGTCCAGCCCGCGCTTGATCGAGTCGAAGGCGGTCTTGGTCTGGTCGACGGCACTGATCAGGATTTGGGCACGATTGCTTGCCATCAGACTTTGTCCAGTTCTTGTTGAATCGCCCGCGCCAAGGCAGGCAGCGCGCGTTGCACGCCACCGGCCAGATTCAGTCGTCGTTTGAGATCGACGCGGCGGACCAGCACCGCAATCGGGATCTCCTGCCCGCGCTTGATCTGTTTCGCACCTGTACGTGCACGCTCGGCACGCTTGAAGCGGTTGAGTTGCGATGCGTTCTCTTGGATGTTCTCGGCCATCAGCAGCACGCGGCCGTTCTTCTCGATGAAGAAGGCATTGCCTGAGCGCATCAGGCCATCGATGACCGCCTTGAAGCGCTTGGGGCCGATGCGCCCGGGCAGAAGCGGGATCAGCAAATTGCCGCTCACCGTGCCGCCTTTTTCGTGCAGGCCGAGCCAAGGAATCTTGCTGCCCACCAGCAAGGCGGGCAGTTGCTCTGGCTTCTTGTCGAACAGCTTCACGCCCATCGAGGAGATGAAGCTCGCGCGCTTGACGGTGAAGGCACTGCGCATCTCGGATCGCGCCGCATCACGCACTTCACGCCCGCCCGATTGCATGCCCTTGGCGACAGCGGCGTGGATGGCGCGACGCCGCTCGCTGCTCCACGCCTCCAACTGACGCGGGTCGAGCAGGCCGGTGGTGGTCAGTGAGAGGCGCACGTTTCAGTCCTTCAGAAGATCGCGTTGCAGTTGTTCGATGCCACGCTTCTCGCCTTGGGCTGCCACGGCATGGATGCCAAGCAGCTGGGCAAGCTGCTGCCGTTCGATCTGTCCGTCGGCATCCAGAAAGGCTTGCGCCTGCGTGAGCGTGTAGGCCATCACGTCTCCAAGCCGGTGCCCGGCGCGGATCAGGCGGGCGACGGCACTGTCCCAGCCGAGGTCGTCAGTGAGCGCAGCGTCGGCGCGAGTCGCTGGGCCGCGCCCTGAATCGCCGGGACGACGTGCGCCACGAAAAAATCCGCGTTCACCTCGAACACGGCAGCGGCCAGTTGCACGGCGTCCTCCAGTGACAGGTCGTTGATCCATGCCCGCTCGCGTCGGGTGGTGATCGCCAGCAGGTCGAGCACGGCATCACCGTGCCGACCCAGCAGCGCCACCCAGTCCGGATCACTGGTGATCTCCTCGGCCAGCGGGCGCACCACGGTCAGCAGCCGTGGCAATTCGCCCAGCCGGATTGGCGTCAGTTCCAGCGCAGTGCCGGACAGCGTCACCACTTTCGGCGTGGGCGGAAAGGTCTGGAAGTCGGTGTGCGTGGGGGTCATCGCGCCCTCCTTCACAGCAGCACCAGACGGCCGAATTGACCGAGATCACCGCCGACCGGCTTGGTCAGATCGGCCAGCACCTGACCCGACAGCTCGAACTTGAGCAGCTCGTCGGTGATAATCGAGAGTTCCTTGGCCGGGTTGATGGCCACGCGGTACAGGTCGATCACCACCTCGCGGTTGCCGTCGGCGGTGTTGAGCCCCTCGATGCGAATCCATCGCTCGGGCAAGGCTTGCGTGAACATCGCCGTGCTCTGCGCCGCGCCATAGGCGTAATCGACGGTGAACGGCTCGGTGTACGGGCCGCCTGACGTGGCATCGAGCACCACCAGCGAGCCGTGCTTGGCATTGACGCTGTACTGGCTGGCCGGGAGCGTCTTCGGAGTGGTCGGGTCCGAGTCCTGGACCTGCACCGCCGAGACGTTCTGGTGCGCGAGCGGATACAGGTGCCCCGGCGTGACGGGGTTGGGCAGGACTTCACCCGTGACCGTGCCCGGCGTGACCTGGGTGCTGTGGCCGTAGAGCGCCAGCGCCAGGTTGGCCGGGATGAGTTCTTCCAGCGTGCAGGCGAACTCGCCCTTCTTGGTCTTGATGAGCTGCAGGTCGGTCAGGCGCTGACCCGACTGCGCTTCCTGGTGCTCGATGGTGTCCACCGACAGCGACACCTTCAGCTCGGGCACGTTGCCGACGAAGGCGAGTCCAACCGGGTTGCCGAGTTCATCGCGCGCGCCGATGTAGACGCGGCCTTGTCCAGAGAAATAGGCCATGTTCAGTCTCCTTGGGTGGCTGCCGTCGTGGAAACACCGGACGTGGCATCACGGCGGGTGGGTTTGGAATCGGTGGCGGGGCTGGTCGCCTTGGCCGTGCCTTGTGCGATCAGCCAGCGGGCGCTGGCTTCGTTCAGATCGAGGCGATCACCCACTTTGAAGCGCTTGCCTGCGTGGGTATGGGGTTTCAGCAGTTCGATGTGCATGTCAGATTCATCCTGTTTGGGTGAGATCAATGGCGTGGGTGCGGTAGCGGATTTCGTAGAGGGCGGGCAGCGCGACGGCCCCGGCATCGGCGTCCTCGGCCTCCCACTCGGCGTCGATCTCGCGCACGGCGATGGCGAGCCCCCCGAGGTTCGGATCGGTCAAGAGCGCGGCGTGCGCGGCGACCAACACCTGGTCGGCGATGTCGAAGGCATCCGCACCGCGTGCCACCACGGTAAGCCGGACAGACATCTGCCGGTCGACCAGGTGGTTGGCGTGGGCAGTGATGCGGTCGCCATCGACGAACAGCAACAGCGCGGGACTGGCCTCGCGGGCGACCGGCACGGCAGGCATGCGCAGCACCGGTGTCGGGGCAATCGCAGATGACAGGCGTGCGACGACCTCCCGCAAGACGCGCTCGCGGACGGAGTTCATGGGGTGTTCCTCAGAGTTGGGAGAGCGAGGCGCGACGCTCGGTGCCGTCGCCGATGGCGCGCACGTCGCGCACCTGATAGATCACGCCATCGATCTCGACCAGCTCACGTACAGCCAGACCCACGAACACCGAAGCCGGATACGTGATCGCGTAGTCGGTGTTGATAGCCAGCCCGTCGAGTACGGTGTCGTCCGGCGCGGTGAAGCCGACCGCGTGCGTCTGCGGCGGCGAGCCATCGACAGGCTGCCACCGGCAATCGCGCAGCAGGCCCGCGCTCAAGGCGGCGGCATAGACCTGTTCGACGAGGCCCATCACGCGATCTCCAGCTTCACCAGCAGTTGCGGGCGGTGGCACAGTGGCAGCGGGTTGGCCTGTGTGTGCAAATCGGTGCCCCGGTCGAACTTGCGCGGCTCCTGCTTGGCGTACAGCGGCAACGCCATCGTGTTGGCCGTCTCGTTGAAGTCGGCAGGCGCATAGTAGGTGGCGAAGGTGTCCATTGTGCCGAGCGGGAAGGCGTGCCCCTCGTCCTCCTCGACGAAGCGGCGCACGGTGCCACCGGGCGCGGTCGCGCGACCGCGATGCTCCTCGAAGGTGATGCCGCAGAAGGTAAAGCCCGAGCGCAAATCGGAACGCAGGGCCAGGCCGTCCTGCCAGCGCTCGTAGGCCGCGATGACATCGTCGTGCGCGGTGAGCGCATCGAAGAAATCCTTGCCCACGAACACATGGACGCCTGTCATCCGTTCGCCCATGAGGTTGTCCTCGATGTAGCGCAGCAGCTCGCGGCAGGCCTTGCCGACATCGAACGCGCTGTCGTGCGCGGCGATGTCCCAAGAAAAAGTCTTCGGGGTGATGCCGAACTCGTCGTACAGGTTGTAGATCACGCTGCCGTCGGCATCGAGGATCAGCCCCTTGAGCGCACCGAAGCGCAGGTGCTCCAGGGTGATCGCGTGCTTGTTACGCATCGTCTGCAGGTGCTGCGCCATCACGCCCGCCACCGTCTGCAGTTCCGTCTCCGAGCCGAAAGCGCGGATGCCCTGGACCTCCTCGGGCAGCACCACGTCATCGTGTGGAATGTGCGGAATGTGGAACGAGCGCACGTTGCGCTGGCCGCGAACACCGACGGTGCCGGGCGAGCCCACAGGCATCGTCGGCAGCAGGGTCAGCACGTTGTTCTGTTTCTCGACGATGATCGAGCGGAAGCGCTGCGGGCGGTCGACGAACAGCCCCATCTGGGCCAGACGGTCGTAGTTGTTGGGCAGGATGTTGATGGCGGCGGTCAGCGCTGACATCGAAAACGCGGGGTTCTCGAAGATGTTCTGCATGGTCAGACTCCTTGACGGACGAGGACACCCAGCGCCTTGAGCTGGGCAATGGCCGACACCTTCTCGGCGGCGGTGATGGCTTCGGGCCACTGCAGCGCATGGTCGGAGACGATGGCGTGGCGCACGACGACGAGGCCGTCGTCACGGTCGATCAAGGTCGCATCGCAGGCTTGCAGCAGCACGCCTGCGGCGACCTGCGAGCCATCGGTGGCTGACGGATCAAGCTGCTTGATCTTGCCCGTGGCGGTGACCACGCCGATGACGGCGCCCAGAGGCAGGTTCTGACCTGCGGCCACGGTAACGCGGTCGCGCGAGTACAGGTTGGGCGCTTCAAACTTGAGCAGGTCGCCCAGGTTCATCGATTCGGTGAAGACGGTCGGCATGTCAAATCTCCTTCTTCAGGGCGGCAGACTTCGCGGCCAGTTGCTTGGCCGCATCGACCAGCGGATTGCTGGCGGCGGACGCGCCAGCGGCATCCGGCCCGATGCGCGTCACGATCTCGGGCGACGCATCGGCTTGCGCGGCGAGGAGCTGACTTCGCACCGTGGCGGGGGCGGTGCTGGCCTCCAGAAAGCCCGCGATCAGGTCGGCGCGGCCAGCCAGCTGGCAGGTCTGCGCGATCTCGATGGCGTCGGCCACGCTCAGCGTGGTGGCGGGCGATTGAGGAGAACTGCCAGCAGGATCAGCAAGAGGCCGATCAAGAACAGCGGGGTCGGTTCGATCATTCATCAATGACTCCTTGGGGTGGTTGCTGAAAAAGCCCGCCCGCGTGGCCACGGCCACCGGAGTCGGGTTGGGGGAAAGGGATGCGAGCAGTTGCGCCAGCGCGTCGTCGAGCGTGCCGACGGCGTCGGCAAGGCCCATGGCGACGGCCGCCTGCCCGAAGAACAGTCCGGCCTCGGTGTCGCGCACGGCGGAGGCCTCAATGCCCCGGTGACGGGCCACCGTCTCGACGAACAGGTCGTAGATGCGATTGACCTCAGCTTTCAGAAAGGAGTGGGCTTCGCTGGAGATCGGTTCGTGCGGGTTGAGGTCGTTCTTGCGGTCGCCCGCGAACACGGCGGTGTAGCGAACGCCGTCTTTGGCGTCCTTGACGGACTGGTCGACGTGCATCGCAATGACGCCAATCGAGCCGACACCCCCGGTGCGCGAGACGAACACCCGGCTGGCGGCGGACGCCAGCGCGTAGGCGGCCGAGAAGGCCATGTCATTGGCCACGGCCCAGACCGGCTTGATCTGGCTCGCCGCGCGGATGCGGTCGGCCAGATCGAACACACCGCCCGACTCGCCACCGGGCGAATCGATGTCGAGCAGGATGGCCGACACCTCTGGATTGCCGATGGCGGCATCCAGTTGCGCGGCGAGACCCGTGTAACTGGTCAGCCCCGACTCAGCCTCCAGCCCCACGGTGCGGCGCACCAGCGTGCCGTGGATGGGGATGACGGCCACACCAGGCGGCGATCCGGAGGTGGCGCTGCCTTGACGCTGGGGCGGCGTGTAGCTGGGGGCGGCGGCCAGATCGGAAAGGCCGACCCGGGGGCCGAGCACGGCCAGGATCACGTCAAGTTTCGGGCGATGGATAGCCAGCGGCACGCCAAAGAGGCGCGCCGCCAGATGCGGCAGTAGGGTCATAGTGGTTCCTTCAGGCGGACGACGGGTTGCTGTCGGTGGCCTGTGAGTTGGGCTCGGCGCTGCCGCCATCTTTGGAAGTGCGGCGTGGATCGGAATCGAAAATCAGACCGAGGTCGTCGGCGCGCTGGTTGTCGGCGGCGATCTCCCGGTCGACGTCCTCCGCGTCGTAGCCGAAGGCCGAGATGGCTTCCGAACGGGACATCAAGCCCGCACGGATCGCCAGCAACATCGCCTTGAATTCCTTCTCGGGATCGACCCACTGCCAGCCCTGGGGAATCCACTTCACCGCGAGGTACTGGCGACGACGGGCTGGCCCGCCTCGAGCGAAGCCCGGGGCATCCAGGGCCCCGGCGAGCACCGCTTGCTTCATCCAAGCTGCCCACACCGGGCGGCACATCTGATGCACCAGCACGCCGTGCTGCACCATCTCGCAGCGACGCCGGAACTCCAGCATCCCTGCGCGGATGGACGAGTAGTTCACGCCGGTCAGGTCGCCGGTCAACTGCTCGTAGGTGATGCCAATGGCGGCGGCCACCGCGCGGAACTGGGTGCGCAGGAATTCGGAGTACGAACCGCCCACATCGGCCGGATCGGAGAACTTGATGTCCTCCCCCGGCTCCAGGATCTGCAGGGTGCCCGGCTCCAGTCCGGCAAGCGCAATCCCGTCGGCGTCCGCTGCACCTTCGCCCATCAGGTTGTCCTCGGGGCTCTGGCGGGTCACGAAACCCGCGAACATCGCGGCGGTCTTCTTGCGCACCAGCTCGGCGTCGTCGTACTGGTCGAGCTCGTTGAGCTTGACCAGGGCCCGCGACAGCCACGGCTCGCCCCGGATCTGGCCTGGGCGCAGCACGCGGAACAGGTGAATGATCTCCTGGGCATCGATGCGCACCGTGTCCATCCCGCCCTGGCCCGACATCGGGGCAATCGGTGACAAGTACGGCCCGTCCTCCGGGTGCGAGCGGTACAGGTGGTAGGCAACGCGCCGCCCCAGCGCATCGAACTCGATGCCCGAGCGCACGACGTTGCCCGAGGGAAGATCGGTGTTGAGGCTGATGGGCAGGTGCTCAGGTTCGAGCAGTTGAAGCTGCAAGGGCACCACCAATCCGTCCTCCGGTCGCCGTGGCCGTAGGCGGATCAGGCATTCGCCGCCTTCGAGCATCGCTCTGCACGCCAGGGCCTGCAGGCCATAGAAGTCGGTCTGCCCGGCCGCGTCGGCTTCCTCGACCCAATCGCGCCACAGCGCCTGCACCTCGGCCTTGAAGCGTTCGTCGCCAGACAGGCTCTGCGGCTTGATGCCGGTGCCGACCGCATTGGCCACGAAGGCTTCGATACCGGCCTGCGCCCAGGCATTGCGGCGCACCAGGTCGCGGCTCTTGACGCGCAGTTCGGCGCTGGTAGCCAGCATCGCGGCGACCGCACCCGGATTGCCGGGCATCCAAGCCAGCGAGCGACGGCCACGGCCTGCGGCTTCGTGGACGGGTTGCTGTCCAAACAGGCTTCGGATCTTCGAATACCAGCCCATCAGAACCCCTTGCGCGTGGTGATGCGGATCTGGCGCGGCGCACCGGGCCACAGACCGGTGGCAGCGGCCTGCTCGAAGAGGTCGCGCTTGACCTCGCGAATCGCGGCCTGGAGTTCATCGACGCTGCGGTACTCGACCGTCTTATCGCCGAAGCTCACGCGCTTTTCGCCTTTGACCAGCGCCGCTTCCAGTGCGTCGAGATGTGCTTGTGTGTAGGCCATCAGCGGTACACTACGAGATTGATTTCGAAGGAGTCGTCGAACGAGGCGGCCGTGGTGGCGCAGGAGATGTCGACGTACTGGGCCGTCTTGAGGTCGGAACTGGCGCGCACGATGGCCACCCGCTGCGTGCCGCTGTTGGTGCTGCTGCGGGCGAGCGCCGTCCAGCAGTAGTTGGCGTCGGGCATGGCAACCGCGAAGGTCACGCGGTAGCGACCCGCCGCCGTCCGGGTCACGCTGGCCACGTTGTGCGACGAACGCACGACGATCTGCGTGCCGACATAACCGAAACACACCCACGCCCGGGCCAGGCCGGGGTAGGTGGCGTCGATCTTGGCCTTGACCTCGAGCCCGACACGACTGGCCAACGCGCTGATGCGCGATGCGAGGCTCATCAGAGCAGCGCCCCTTCGAAGATCGCGACAAAGTCGGTGTCGGTGTTGCCGACATCACTGGCTGCGACGGCCCCGATGTTGCTGCGCGCCTGCGCGGCTTCGGCGGCGGTCAGCGTCTGCGCGGCATCGAAGCGCACCCGGTTGTTGACGGCGGCCAGCAGCGCATCCAGGCCACTGGTGCCGTTTTGCAGCAGTTGCTGGATTTCCAGCAGGGTGTCGTAAGCGGCGTCCGCCCCGCCCAAGATTTCCGCTTTGAGCGCATCGAGCAGCGTGACGATCTTGCTCGACGAATAGGTGCTGGTGGTGGCGACCTGGGTGTCGTCGATCACTGCCGAGGACACCACGGCGGCCTTCAGTTCGTTGATGGCCGCGACCAGATTCGATTTGTCGGTGGTGGTGAGGTTGGCGAGATTGCCCGCCTTGGCGCGGACGTCGTTGAACTCCTGCGCGACGCGCAGGACCAGGCTTTCGATGCGAGTGGCCAGACTCATGGGTTCTCCTTGGTTGGAAGGCGACGGCCATCAGCGAAGCCAACGGCTTCGGATGACGCGTCGACCGGTTTTTCGGGTTCCAGAAGCAGCGAGGCCACCGCTGGGGGTGGCCTCGTTCAATTCGATGTCGTGGATGGGCGGTGGCGCATCCGGTGGGGGCGCGACCCCGATTTGCCGCTCCAGTTCCCGCCAATGGCATTCCTCGAAGCGGTCCAGCCCCGCGCTTGACGCGGCCGCGCGGGCGTAGACGTAGCAGTCGAGCGCCTCGTTGCGCTCGCGCATCTTTTGCCACTCGCGCACCGGGAAGCCGTTGCGGTCGCGGCGGGTGATCAGTTGTTCCGCGCAGAGTTGCTGGATGAACTCGGCGTCGATCTTGGGCAGATGGACAAACCCGGCCGGAAACACCGGGGTCGACCCGTCCTCGCCCACCTCCGCGCTCTTGCGCAGGTTGTTGTAGAACTCCAGCTTGGCGATGCCGACCGCGACGCTGTAGACCTTGATGCCCCGGCGCAGCTTCTTGCCGCCTTGCGAGACATCGATGGCCGTCGGTGTACCGATCAGGGCTGCGCCGCGCGGCACACCCTTGACCGCCATCACGCGCGCATCGTGGCAGGCCCGCACGAAGGCGTAGGCCTCCTGCGTGGCAAAGCCGGTGTCGAGTGCGAAGCGCGCCAGCGGCATCGCCACCCCCGAGGCGTGCGTCCAGTTCTCGGCCAGCATCGCGGCCAGCGCCTTCCACACCGCATCCCGTGCGGTATCGCCCATCAGCACGCGGTGCTCGACCAGCCACGATTCCTTGCCGCGCCCGAAGGCCCAGACGGAGACCTCGATACGATCCTTCTGCACGTCCGCGCCGCCAACCAGCAGCAGACCGCCTTGCGGCACGCTGCCGATGCGGTACTCCTCGCGGCGCTCGACCAGCCGTTGCCAGTCCGGCGCTTCGCCTTCCTCGACCCAGGTCTCACCCAGCTCGGTGTTCTTGAAAGTCTTGATCGCGGCGGCCGATCCCGACTCCTTGTTGACGGCGGCTTCCCACGCGGCAGCGATGTCGCGCCACGAGCGCCAGCCCACCGGGCTGTACAGCGACGACAGGTGAAAGCCTGCCGTCTTGGCACCGTTCTCTGGGGCCATCGCCCGCCACTCGCCGTGCTCCAGCATCCAGGTCTTGTGATGCTCGGCAATCGCGGTGTCGCACGATTCGCAGATGTAGGCGGCGGTTTCCGGTTGCCCCTTGTCCCAGCGCAACTGCTCGAAGCGCAGCCACTGCCGGTGCGAGCAATGCGGGCACGGCACGAAGTAGCGACGCTGGTCGCTGGCTTCGTACTCACGCTCGATGGCCGACGCGCCCGAGATCGTCGGCGTCGAGACGATGAAGATCTTGCGCCGCGCGAACGTCCGGGTGCGCGCTTCGGCCAGCGAGATCGCGTCGCCTTCGCCCTCGACGTCCAGCGGATACCCGTCCACCTCGTCGAGAAACAGGTAGCGCACCGGCATCGAGCGCAGGCCCACCGCGCTGTTGGCGCCGGTCATCACCAGCACGCCGCCGCGGAACTCCTTGGCCAGAATGGTGTTACCTGAGTCGCGCGAGCGCGCCGGTGCGATCAACTCGGAGAGCACCGGCGACTCCTCGATCAAGGGGTCGATGCGCTGCTTGGAGTTGCGCTTGGCCATCTCCACCGTCGGCCAGACGGCCATCATCGGCCCGGGCGCGTGATGGATGACATAGCCGATCCAGTTCGATCCCATCTCGGTCGCGCCGAGTTGGGCGGCCTTCATGAACACCACGCGCTCGATGGGCGAGGTCGGCGACAGGCAATCCATGATCTCGCGCAGGTACGGCGTGCGGCTGGTGCGCCAGCGCCCCGGCTCGGCGGACGCCTTGCTGGAGAGCATCCGGTGGCGATCGGCCCATTCCGAGACCGTCAGCAGCGGGTCGGGAGTAATCCCGTCACGCCACGCCCGTTCGATCTCCTGCGCGCCTTCGTAGTCCATCGTCATCCATCCCCAGTCAATCGACTCTGGGGCGCAGCTCGCCCAGCTCGATCAGGTGCTCGCGCACAGCGGATTCGAGCGCCACGTGCATCTGGTGCGCATCGACACCGAGCGTGGCGGCCATCTGCCCGGAGATACGTGCGGGCCAGTTCAACCACGCGTCGCGCTCGATGCGCGCGAGCTTGAACACGTGGGCCACGGCCTGCGCCCGATCCACCAGCTCCTTCTTGCGCTGCGCCAGCTCCACCTTGTTGAGCTGGGCTTTGAGCACTTCGTTGACGGTGCGTGCCTGTAGCAGCGATGTCCCGCCCGCCGACAACGGTGGGGTGCCGGGTTCGGACACCTCACGCTCGGGCAGTACGCGCGCCTTTGCTGGGCTGACCTTCTCCTGCGTTGCCGCCTTGCGGGGTTGCAATGTGTTTTGTGCCCACTGCGCGTCGGCGGTATCCGGATCAATCGTGCCATCCGGCAGCGGTGTGATCCGCCCGGTGTCGATGGCCTTTTTCACGGCCACGTGCGACACGCCCCGGTGGCGCGCGTAGGCGCGAATGGAAAGTCCCATCGTCACCTTCAATCATTTGTTCGTCATGTCCGCAGATTGAGCTTGGCTTCCATCGGGAACAGCGCGTTCATCACGTCACGCCAACCAACCCCGAAAGGAAAACGCCATGAGCCAGATCGACACCCTCCTCACCCTGATCGCCCAAAAGCATCTGGGCATAGAGACCCTGGAAACCCGTCACTCGGACAGGCTCGACTTCCACGACACGGCGGTGTGGAACATCCGCGACGCGTTGGAAGCGGCCTTCAAGGCGGGCGTCGAACTCGGCGCATCGATCCCAAAGGTATCGGAAGCGGAAATCGCCAAGGACTGATCGGAAAGCCGCGTAGCCAAGCAGAAACCGCTTGGCTTCTGTCCCGAACAGCGCGTTCATCACATCGTCATCCACCACCCCCGAAGGAGCAGCCCATGACCAGCACCAACCTGACCCCGGCCCAACACGCCATCCTGGCCAAGGCCATCAACACCAGCGCAGGCAAGATCGACTGGTTCCCCGACCACATCAAAGGCGGCGCGCGCAAGAAGGTGCTCGACGGGATGTTCAACCGTGCCCTGATCACCACCGACGGCACCGACTGGTTCGTCGCCGCCGAGGGCTACGATGCCCTGGGAATGCCGCGCCCCGGCGTGAACAAGACGGGCATCGATCAATTCGAAGCCCATCTCGACGAGATCATCGCCAACGCTGAAGGCGCGCAAGCCGCCGCGAGCGATGCTGAACTGGAGGCCTTTGTTACCGCCGCCGAAGCAACGTGGGTTAAGCCCCGCACCCGCGAAAACGAGCGCAGCGAAGTTTCGAGCTTGCGGCCAAACGAGCGCAGCGATGTTTCGCGAGGCGAAGCCGAGAGGGTGCGCAGCACCCGGCAGAACAGCAAGCAGGCCACGGTGATCCAGATGCTGCAGCGCCCGGAGGGGGCCACCATCAACCAGATCTGTGAGGTCACCGGCTGGCAGGCGCACACCGTGCGCGGCACCTTTGCCGGGGCGTTCAAGAAAAAACTCGGACTCACCATCACCTCGGAAAAGCCCGAGGGCGGCGAGCGCATCTACCGAGTTGCGTGATCAACAACGGGGCAGCGAAACCTGCCGCCGCCCCCGAAATAAGATTCAAAAAGCGCTTGGCTTCTCAATCGAACAGCGCGTTCATACGGGTGTCGCAGCGATCAACCAAGGAGACGAAGATGACCACGAAGCAAACCATCCCCGCCACCCAGAACGAAGCCTGGGGCTTTTGGGGCACGATGAACAACGATGCCGAAGCCGCCTGGCCCACCGCGATGACCGCGATCTCCGACGCCACCTGCCAGCCCCTCGAATCGGTCAGGGTCTTCCTCGACAGCCGTCACGGACGCCACTTTGCCGACGACGTCCAGAACGGGCTTGTCGAGGGCAAGGCCCTGGCGGACGCAATCCACGCCGCCACCCAGCGTTGGATGAGCTGGACGATTGGCCGCCAAACCAGCAAGCAATACGGCATCCCGCGCGGCCTGCCTTACCTGACGGGCTTCGTGATTCACTGCGAGATCGTCGAGGAATCGCTGGCCGCCTGATCAAGCACCGCGCCATCCGCCTCGCGGGTAGCCTGCTTCCCGGTGAACTCTTCCCACCGACGCACGATTACATCCACGTACTTCGGATCGAGTTCGATTAGCCGCGCCATCCGCCCTGACTTCTCGGCGGCGATCAGCGTCGTGCCGGAACCGCCGAAGGGGTCGAGCACCACGTTGCCGGGTCGGCTCGAATTGCGGATCGCGCGCTCGACCAGCTCTACAGGCTTCATGGTCGGGTGCAGGTCGTTCTTCTGCGGCTTCTTGATGCTCCAGACATCCCCCTGGTCGCGGTCACCACACCAGTGGCGCTGCGCCCCCTCGGGCCATCCGTACAGAATCGGTTCGTACTGGCGCTGGTAGTCGGCGCGGCCGAGCGTGAAGGTGTTTTTGGCCCAGATGATGAAGGTCGACCAGTGGCCGCCCGCAGCGCGGAAGGCGGCCTGCAGCACGTCGAGCTCGCTGGAGGACATCGCCACGTAGATCGCCCCCCGGCAGTGGGCAATGGTCGGTGTGAGGGCCGCCAGCAGGAAGTCGTAGAAGCCGTCGCCCAGGTTGTCGTTGAGGATCGCGCGATCCTTGCCGCGCAGCTTGTCTTTGGCGCTGCTCCCGTAGTTCACGTTGTACGGCGGGTCGGTGAAGACCATGTCCGCGACCGCGCCTTGCATCAGGCGCTCGTAGCTCTCGGCCACGGTCGCATCGCCGCACAGCAGCCGGTGCGGGCCCATGATCCAGACATCGCCCGGACGCGAGGTGGGCGTCTCGCCGACTTCGGGCACCGCATCCTCATCGGTCTGCCCCTCGTTGTCCGGCTCGTCGCCCGCGATCAGTTCGGCCAACGCGTCGGCATCGAAGCCGGTGAGGTCCAGGTCGAAGCCTTCGAGTTGTAAGGCTTCGAGTTCGATTCGCAGCATCGCCTCGTCCCAGCCTGCGTTCTCGGCGATGCGGTTGTCGGCGATCACCAGGGCACGGCGCTGGGTCGACGTCAGGTGATCGAGCACGACCACCGGTACCCGTTCCAGACCCAGCTTCTGGGCGGCGGCGAGACGACCGTGGCCAGCGACGATGACGCCGTCGCTGCCTGCCAAAATCGGATTGGTGAAGCCGAACTCGGCGATGCTGGCAGCGATCTGCGCCACCTGCTCCTCGGAATGGGTGCGCGCGTTGCGGGCGTAGGGCAGCAGCTTGGCGGTCGGCCACTGCTCGATCTTGTCGGCCAGCCAGTTCATGCCACCGCCTCGGCATCGAGGTCGGCGGCGCGCTCAGCGGCAACCTGCCCGAAGGACTGACCCGACGCGATACCACCGTTCTCGATCAAGGTGACCGGTACGCCGGGGTGGTTCTGCTGGAAGCGCTTGATGGCCACGTCCACGTACTCCGGCGCGATCTCCACGCTGCGGCAGATCCGACCGGTGCGCTCGGCGGCCAGCATCGTGGTGCCGCTGCCGCCGAAAGGTTCAAACACGATGTCGCCCGCGTCGGTGTAGGCCTCGATGACGAACTCTGGCAGCGCCACCGGGAACACGGCCGGGTGGTCGATGTCCTGACCGATCTTGCCCTTGTGGCGCATCACTCGGATCACCGAGTCGGGGATGCGGGTGTCCTGCGTGGGCAGCCCCTTGTGCGTCCAGCCGCCCACGGTGCCGTCCTTGCCGCGCATCGCGGTGCTTGATCCGTCGGCACGCAGGTGGGATTCCTGTCCGGCGTGCTTGCACGGCACGATCTTGTTCGGCTTGCGGCTCTCCCGGTTGAAGTGGAAGACGAACTCGAAGGCAGGCGCCAGTCGGCCTGCCCAGTCACCGGGCATCCCCGGCCCCTGATCCCAGACGTACCACGCAAAGCGTCGCCAGCCCTGCTGGCGCATCCAGGGCAGCCAACCGTCCCAATACGGGATCACCTCGTTGTCGCGGTGGATCAGGCCAAGGTTGACCAGCACCTGGCCGTCGGGTGCCATCGGTAGGTGCGCGAACACGCCACGCATCAGGGCATCCCAATCGGTGATGCCGCCCGAGGTGTAGTCGCGCTGGTTGCCGTAGGGCGGCGAGGTAAAGCACAGGCTGGCTTGTTCGCCATCCATCAGCGCGGCGACCACGTTCCGGTCGGTGGCATCGCCGCAGATCAGGCGGTGCGGGCCAATCGCCCAGACATCGCCGGGGCGGGACACCGCCACGACGGGCGCTTCCGGCACGTCGTCAGCCGCATCAGGCTCGTCGACTTGGGGCTCTGATTCATCCTCTGCGACGGCCACCGCACCGGTGAGCAGTGCCTCGATCTCGGCATCCTCGAAGCCGGTCATGGCGAGGTCGTATCCCGCGTCGGACAACTCGGCCAGCTCCAAGGCCAGCATCTCTTCGTCCCAGCCCGCATCGAGCGCCAGCCGGTTGTCGGCAATGACGTAGGCGCGCTTCTGCGCTGGCGTGAGATGGCCAAGTTCGATCACCGGCACTTCGGCCAGTCCGAGCTTGCGCGCAGCAGCAAGACGCCCGTGCCCGGCGATGATGCCGTTGTCGCCGTCGACCAGGATCGGGTTCGTCCAGCCGTACTCGACGATGCTGGCCGCGATCTTGGCGATCTGGCTCTCGGCGTGCGTGCGCGGATTGCGGGCATAGGGAATCAGCGCCTCGACCTTGCGGTACTCGACGTTGAGCGTGTTCAAAGTGGGAATCCCAAAAGCAAAACCCGCCGAGCGTTGCCGCCGGGCGGGTCGGTTGAATGAAGATTCTGGTGGGGTGGTCACTGCGCCTGGGGTGGTAACCGGAGCCGGTAACCTGGCCGACTGGTAACCTTGTTCGCGCCCTGATGCTAAAAAAGCGTCGCGCTCGCGCCCCCCGCATGGGCTATTGGCCAGGAAGGACCCGTCGATGCCCGGGCGGCTTCCTCGACCGTCACCGCTGTCCAGACCTTAGCCGAAATGCTACCCCCAAACGGGCGGATCTGTTGCAGTGGCGAAAGCCGCATCACGCCGCAGACGCACGCGGATGCACGATCCCACCCGCCAAATCACGCCAAAACACTACGCCGTCAAGGCGACGCCGTTGAGGTGATCGGCCACCAAATGCAACGCCCGCTGCCACCGCCGCCAGGCGGTGGTCCGGTCGCAGCCGAAGC